ATTCAATGGCAGTACTTACAATATGATTTTCTCTATCATAAGTATTTGAACCATAAGCACCAGTAGTAGTATTTAAAACGTCTTTATCTAATTTAACTTTGTTTACTTTCTTAGTATAGTTTTTAGTACTAAGCATTTCAAAGTGTTTGTATTGAATAGCCCCATATCTATCTAAGTAATAAAGTGAATAATCGTTAAACTTTGTGCAAACATCAGATAATGTTAAAGTAAATCTTTTAATCAATCCACTAGCACCATTAAAATTTACCCTAACAGTATCACCAACTTGCGCTCCCGATATTCCGCCAACGTTTAAAGCATACATCTCACGAACTGCTAAAGGAGTTGGAATAGATGAACTAAAACCCCCTACTGTACTACCACCACGTCTTAACTCAACTACTACACCAGTAACAGGGTCAGTATCTCCATTAAAGAAATGAAGCCATACATCTTGCGTTAATGTTACAACCGAATCAACTTCATTAATTCCCTCTTTACCTAATAAATATTTGTTTGCATTTTCTCCGAATAGATAATCTTCGAAATCATAGTTTCTAAATTCATCATCATTTAAACAAGCATCAAAAGCAATATAACCTACATTTTCAGAATCTGCTGGATGTTCAACTCCCAAATAATACTCAATAATATCTATTGATACTTCTGCAACCTTATCAGTAGCAATAACAACCCCAGTATCACTAGGATTAAAGTAATGTTTAATATAATTCTTAACCCAGTTTTGTGCATCAAACACTAACCACCCATCGGGATTTTGTAATATTTCTTCTCTGTAAGTGTTAACGGTATCGCCATTAACTAACACCTCAACAATATATTTAAAATCAGGCTCAGTAATCTCATCTGATAAAGCTGTTATGATTTGTTTATTATACGCTGGTGTTAATTCCTGCGGTGTTTGATATATTGTTAATGCCATTACTTCTTAATTTCTTTTCTTATTTCAATAGTAAACTCTGTCTTTACTAATTCTGCTAAATCATTTCTAAGTTTATCAACTCTGCCATCATTTAAAACCTCATCAAAAAAGTGAGTAGGCTCTAGTGCTTTTTTTTGTAATGAACGAGCTACTAAAAACCCAGCTGCTTTCTTTGCCCTATCAAATGGCATCTTCTTTAAAGTCTTTAAGTTTTTACGCTCTGATAAACTTTGCTTTTGTTTCCTAGCTTCTAAATCTGATATTCTAATCTTCTCAGCTAATCCCCTTGTTGCACTCCACGCTGCTATCTTTTCTTGTCCCTCTTCACTTACATTACTTGCTCTGCGTCCATCGTTTACAACCGCCCAATAATCATTCATTAATAACCTAGACTTTATTAAACCTTTGTCGTAAATAGCTGGCGGAGCTTTAACACTTGCCCATAAACGGCTCCTTACTTTCTTACCGTTATGTTTAGCTGCTCTTTCATCTAGTTTAGACTGCAAAGATTCTCTAGTATCAATAACCAACTTCTCATTAAAGTCATCTAATAATTCTTTTATTTTATCATTTAACCCCATTCAACTGTATTTCAAATTTTCCTTTATCTTTTAAATAAGCTAACTTATTATAAAACCTAATAACACTCCATTCAAATATCTGATCTTCTGTTAAGTTAGTATCTTTAACAACTAACCCTACTGAGTATTCCCATCCCCATCGCTCAAAAAAGTCTTGAACTCTTGGTCTGCCATCATCAAATTCACTTCTGCTTGTATTTCGTTGTTTACTTTCTCCGAAAAGTCCGCTAAAATTTTTGTGAAGCTCATCAAACTTTTTGAATAAAAAAAAACAGCCCCTAATGATTCACTAAGTTTAGACTTCTTAAATAACTCAACATTCCTTAAATGGTTATCTGAATTATAAACCCATTTATCATTCTCAAATTCTTGATGGCAAATAGCCATAAGTTCCGGTAAACAATCAATATAGTTACCAGTTACTTTAACCATTTCTTTCCAGTCTTTCTCTTGACAAATATTATATTGGCTAATTTCTTCAATGTATCTAAACTTAACACCGCCTAACTTAATTTCTTTAGGTGTTTCAATTTCATGTAATGGCTTAGATAAAAATATAGCATCTAATAAATGGTTATGAATATCGGTTGCCGTCATATCTTCAACCTCATCAATAGTTTTGCCAGACAGAATAGATAAACGTTTAATAGCCTTATCAATACTATCTAACTCATTATCAGTCTTTAACTGTTCTAATTGTTGAAACTGCTCAACTGTTAAATCTTCGTATCTTTTAGGTATTTTCATTATAATATAATAAAAAAAAATACTCTTTTTACAAACTATTGTATAATGAAAGTTGATTTTTTGAGGCGGTTTAGTGCTACATAACGAACAGCATCAATAGCATGGTTATAATTATCAATAGGCTGTGAAGTACTTTTGCCATCTTTATCGGTAACCCATTTGTAATTCCTTAACTCTTTAATTAAATTAATACTTCTTTTAGTAATGTTAAGTTTATAAGCCTGTAAAGTATCTATTGAATTTCTAATACTGTCAGCTCCTTTTTTAGCCCCCTCAATTCTAAATGAAGCTCTGCGTATATCTTCTATGCTTTTAGGCTCTGCACTATCGGCAACTATCATTTGATGCTGTAATACGTTTAATTCTTTTAATTTAGCTATTAAATCACTATTAGTTAGTTTAGTTTGATAAATTAACTCATCACAATATAACTCCCCATTGTAACGATAAACAGCTACTAAAGTTGTAGGATCATTTGTAAATCCAAAATCCATTCCATAACTAATAAACTCCGCTTCTTTAGGTATCTCATCACATTGACTCCAATTTTCAAAGACTGAGCCTTGTAAGTTACCTATTTCACCGTCTACATAAACCCTGCACCAGTTGGCCCAATAGTCAGAAGTTTTAGCTTTTTCAATCTTTATCTTTAAATCTTCTAATGTTTCTGGTGGTAAGCCCTCGTTATCTTTATAGGTCAATAATAAGAACTCGCTGTTATGCTCTGGTAATATTTCAGTATGCGCCCAAAATTCATTATCAGGGTTAAAGTCTATCCACGTTTCTTTTGAACGTATCATTAAAGCATCTGCTATTTCAAATGAAATATGGTTAGCTTCGTTTAAAAATAGTATATCTCTTTTACCTGATGCTTTAGCCTTACCTACACTATCAAATGATTTGAATTGAATTACTGAGCCATTAGCAAAAGTATATTCCATTGGGTTACCTATCCAATGAGCTTCACGCCATCTGCCAGTTTCAAACATAATATCTTTAAATATCTTAACAGCCCCATCTTTAACAGCAGGGATTGATTCGGCTACTACTGTTATTTTAAGTCTTGGAACTCGTGCAGCTTTATCAATTAGAATAGGAATAATACCGTATGTTTTACCGCTACTTGTACCGCCTTGTATAACACGTTTCCTTTGTGTCATAGCTAACATTTTCTTTATAGCAGTAGTATAAACAAAAGCCATTAATCCATTGGTTTAGTATTATCACCAAATAAAGGTTGTTCAATATTAGTTTGCTCTACACTCTCTTTAAGCCCATTTAAACGCTGTGTAATGCTAGGATTATATTTGCCTAGTAAACCCCCTATTATTTGATTTTCTCTTATCTCGTTGCTTATACGTGAACAGATTGTACAATAATCTTCATATGCTTTATTAGAATTATCAAAATAATGCTTTACAGTAACTCCATTATCATATCCAAAACGTCTAAACCCCTCCATTGTCATAGGTACTTTCAACTTGTCTTCAACTCTATTACCATCTTTACCTACATACTGCCATTCAGTCCAACTATTAGATTGTTCCTTTAAATCTTCTTTATATTGATTAAACAACTCTAAAAGGGCTTCGGGTGTTTCTATATACTTATGCTTTGCCATTATTTCCAAAAGTTTATTGTTTCGTATTCATCCATTATTGACACTCTTGACAGTTATTTTTTTCAGTTACAACCATATTCCATTGGTTAGTAGCACAGTAGGCAGAAGTTTGATTATATTCTTCTTGAGTTGATGTGCATTTATAAAACGCATTAACCCCAAAGTCTACTTTATACCAACAAAATACTTTACCACCTGTTTGAGTAGATGATGTTTGTTGAACTGGTTTTGTTTCTTTTTTAGCGCATCCTAATAGGATTAAGCTAAGTAATATTAGTTTTTTCATTAGTTTAGTATTATTATAAATGTTTTGTTTAGTATTTTAGAGTTAAACGTATTAATTCTCCATTTGGTTGCTATCATAGGTTGTGTAATATATTTCAAATTTATGAGGATATTTAGCTTTGCCTAATGTGATGTATTTAGGAATAGAAACTTTTAGTAAACGTTCAGCACGATCAATCAATAAATTTTGTTGACGTTTAGACATTCCAACTAAAGGCACTTCATAAGTAGCTTTAAATGCTGTTTGTTTATTTTCGTTTTGGTTTTCCACTTTCTTCTGTTTTATTGATATAAGCTAAAATTATTTTAAAAGTATCTTTATACCTATTCTCACAAGTTGAGCAACCTATTAATATTTCGGCAGTATTATCTATCTCGCTATATGCTTCTAATACATCTTTAACTAATTGCTGAGATGAATCGGGACGTATCAAATCCCTTGCCACCATTTCGATGAATCCTTTATGTTTTAATAGTACTTCGTTCATTTTACTTTATTTTTAATTTCTGTTTTAAATTTATTATTTTGATATATTAACTTTCTTTGGTTTAATCCTAAATCCTGTGCAATTTCTCTGGTTGACTTAACAACTGATTGAAATAGTATTTCAGATTTAAACTTATCTTTCTTTACAAATTTAATAACTTTTTCAAACTTCACATCAATTTCGTGATTATAATCTTCATCTATTAACTCTAAATTATCAATCTCGTAAACGTTTCTTTTTTCTGCTAATGGGTTTTTAGTATTAACTAAATTATTTGCCGTTAATCTGTTTAGGTTTAAGGACTTTAAATTTAAGTAACAAAAGCCTATAAACTGAGCGTTGTTATATTTATCAATTAATATTTTTTCATCTGTTTCACATAAGATTAAGATAAACTCTTGAAATAAATCATGCTGTATATCTCGGTAGTTACATAGTTTAGCTGCTAAATTTCTTAGCATTTTAGATTCACTAGCTAAAATAAGTAATCTTTCTTTAGTCATAATGTTTACAAATATAACAAAAAATCTATTAATTCTAACAAAATTAAAAATTTAATTGGGAATAGTAAAATTCTG